AGCAAGACAAGCTGTTCAGGAATTTGGTGAAGATAATGTAGGGGAGAAAGTTAAGAAGGCAGCTGGTGATTCACCAGAGAAAAAGTTTAACTTTATTCATGCTGTAGAGCCTACAGAAGATTACGAAAGGGCTACAGGCAAGTCTGCTACAAAACTGCCTTTTCATTCTTGCCATGTTTGTGTAGAAGATAAAATGAAAGTTAGGGTAGGCGGTTATAATGAATTTCCTTATCTTGTGCCAAGATGGTCAAAAGCAACAGGTGAAATATTTGGTAGAAGTCCTGCCTTTAATGCTTTACCTGATATTAAAACATTAAATAAAGCTGTTGAGATTGGTTTGAAAGCATGGGCTAAAGCTATTGATCCGCCATTACTTGTGCAAGATGATGGTGTGATAGGCCGTGTAAGAATGACACCTGCAGGAATTACTGTAGTGCGTTCTGATTCAGCTGTTAAACCTCTTGAGATTGGTTCTAATTGGCAAATAACAGATATGAAGGAAACACAATTACGTACAGCAATACGTCAAGCATATTATTCAGACCAGTTACAATTACAAGAAGGCCCACAAATGACGGCAACAGAAGTGCAAGTAAGATATGAATTAATGCAGCGTTTACTTGGCCCAACATTAGGCAGATTCCAGTCAGAGTTTTTAAATCCGTTAATTGAAAGAGTTTATGGAATCATGTCCAGAGCAAATGCTGTACTTCCTCCGCCAGAAGAAACAGAAGGCTCGGATATGGATATTGAATATGTTGGCCCATTGGCTCGTTCACAAAGAATGGAAGAAGCTGTAGCTGTTGAAAGGTTATATCAACTAGCTATGAATGTAGCACAAGCCGATCCTGGCGTTATGGATTTAATAAATCATGATGAAGCAATACGTGTAAGAGCAACATTGCTAGGTGTACCTAAGACTATTCTTAGAGGTAGGGATGAAGTAGACCAAATGAGGCAAATGAGGGCGCAACAACAACAAATGATGATGCAAATGCAACAAGCCCAAGCACAAGCAGAAACTATGAAAACAGGCGCAGAAGCAGCGCAAACAATGTCTGATCCAGCTTTAGCAGAAATGGGTGAAGCTATAGCTGCTGAAACAGAAGGCCTACCTGCTTAATGATTGACGCAGAATTAAAAGATATAAAAAAGATTTATCTTTCTACCTTTACATCTACAGAGGGAGAAACCGTATTAGCTGATTTACAATCGGCTTATTATCATAGGAGTTCTTTTTCAAAAGACCCTTATGAAACTGCTTACCGAGAAGGACAAAGATCGGTAATTATTCGTATATTAAACTTACTAGAAGAGGACAAAGAAAATGGCTGAAGAACAAGAGACCACAACACAAGACAATCCAGTAGAGGATACTTTACTTGGATCTGGTGAAAGTGATAATCCGACAGATTGGCGATCTGGTTTATCTGAAGAATTACAAAATGATGCTACTATTCAAAATATTAACGATATTGAATCAGCAGCGAAAACATTAGTACACCAGCAAAAAAGAATGGGGAGTTTAGTACCAATCCCTAAAACTGATGAAGAAAGAGCCGAGTTGTATGACAAACTAGGCAGGCCTGAAGAAGCTGGAAAGTACGAAGTTAATATTCCAGATACTCACCAACAATTTTTCTCTGAGGAAAATGTAAATCAGTTTAAAAATGTAGCGCATCAGATTGGTCTTAATAACGATCAAGTTAATGCTTTAATTAATTATCAGCTTGGCGCTATAGAGCATGATTTAAAACAAAGCGAATATGCTGCGGTTTCCGATAAAGGAAGTACCGAAGAATCCCTTAAACAGGAATGGGGTTTTGATTACGATAAGAAATTAAGATCGGCACATAGGGCTTTGGATGTTTATGGTGATGATGAATTAAGAGCCTTAATGGATGGTGGGGCTGGTAATCATCCTGCAGTTATTAGACTCTTTGCGCGTTTGGGCGAAGATGTAACAGAAGATATGGCAAAAAATACGCAAAATAATACTTTGGCAGTATCCGCATTAGACGCAAAAGATGAAATAGCTAAAGTGTTTGCAGATAAAGACCATGCTTATCATAAAGCAGACCATCCAGAACATAGAGAAGCAGTTGATAGGATGCAACAATTACATGAAAAAGTGCATGGTGCTTAAATAATTTTTGTGTTATATTGAAAATACTTTATCTGCCCTTATATTGGATAACAGATAATTCGTTTGGTTAGGCGTAACTAACAAGGTTTTCCCTTCTAGGACAAAAAGCCGACTTATGGGATATGATGTATTCTCATGGGGAGGTATGTCCACTATCCTTTTAATATTGCATAAATGGAGACAATAATATGTCTACTCAAATAACGACAGCTTTTGTCGAACAATATAAGAGTAATGTCTTGCATTTGGCTCAGCAAAAAGGTTCTCGACTAAGAAATGCGGTACGTGTAGAAATGGTTACAGGTAAAAGCGCATTCTTTGAAAGGATTGGTTCAACTGCAGCAGAAAAACGTACAAGTCGTCATAGCGATACTCCTAGAATGGATACACCTCATTCAAGACGTAAAGTATCTCTCGATGATTACGATTGGGCGGATTTAATAGACCAAGAAGATAAGGTCAGAATGTTAATTTCACCTCAGTCTGAATACGCTATAGCTGGTGCAAATGCAATGGGCCGAGCAATGGATACTGCAATTATTGATGCTGCTACAGGAACTGCTTATAGTGGTGCTGCTGGTGGAACTTCGGTTTCTTTACCATCAGGCCAAAAAGTAGCTCATGGTAGTGCTGATCTTAGTGTTGCTAAACTACGTTCTGCTAAAAAGATTTTAGATGCAGCAGAAGTAGACCCTGATGAAGAAAAATTTTTAGTATGCTCAGCAGAACAAATTGATGCTCTGCTAGCTGAAACAGAAGTAACATCTTCTGATTTCAATACTATAAAAACTTTGGTTCAGGGAGAAATTGATACCTTTATGGGTTTCAAGTTCATTAGATCAGAAAGGCTAAATACTGATAGTACTCCATCAAGACAAGTTTTAGCATTTGCTAAATCTGCTATAGGTCTTGCTATAGGCTCTGACATTTCTACAAAAATATCTGAACGTGCTGATAAAAACTATGCAACCCAAGTATTTCTATCCATGACTATCGGTGCTACACGCATTGAAGAAGAAAAAATGGTAGAAATTGCTTGCAACGAATAATAGGAGGTTAAAATGGCTGTTACAACTCAAAAATCTACTGAGTACACAAATGCTACTGCGACTCCTGTTACTCCTAACAACACAACCGAAATGCATGGTAGAGAACGCATTATGTTCTTTACTCATGACCAAGATGGTGTTGGGGATGCTGGTTCAACAGTAGCGCTAGGCGAACTACCTGCTGGCCGTGTTAGGATTATTGGAGGGCTTTCACGCTTCTATTGTAACTGGACTGCAAGTTCACAAACAATGGATATAGGCTGGGAATCTTTTACTGCTATGGATGGAACAACAACTGCAGCTGACCCTGATGGTCTGGTTGATGGTCTTGATGTAGATACTGCTGGGTACTTTGCTGTTGAAAGTGCTTTAGCAGCAGAAAAAGCAACTGGCGGTACACATATCTTTGAAAGTAAAGATGGTGTCGTGATAGCTGCCAAAGCAATCGCTGCATTGGCTGATGGTGATGATTTAGTCGGATATATAACTTATATTGTAGACTAAGTAGCTTTAACTTAGGGGGAATTGTATTGCTATATAATTTCCCCTTTGTTATATTTCTTTTATGGCTACTGAAGTTTCAATATGCTCTAAAGCATTAAGGTTATTAGGTGATGATCCCATTACTTCTCTTACTGATGATTCAGAAAGGGCGAGGTTATGTAATTCCTTGTATGGTGATGCGCGAGACTATCTTCTAAGGTCGCATCCCTGGAATTTTGCTATTACTAGAGCAAGTTTGGCTCAATTATCAGATAGTCCTGCTTATCAGTATTCCTATCAATATGCTTTGCCTACAGATCCTTATTGTTTAAGGGTTCTATCAATGGAATATGAAGATTATATTTTTAAAGTAGAAAACTTTGCTACTGAAGGAAGGGTATTATTAACTGACGAGAGTACGGCAAAAATATTATATATAGCGCGTATTACTGATACTAATAGATTTGATCCTATGTTTACAGATTTATTAGCAACTAAGCTGGCTTTAGATCTTGCCTATCCTGTTACTAATAGTGTCAATCTGATGGGGCAAGTGCAGAAACTTTTTGAACGCAGACTTTCAGATGCTAGAAGTATAGATGGACAGGAAGGATTTATTGACGATCTTGTTTTAGACGTATTTACTGATTTTAGGAAGTAACTATGGCTAGAGTGCATCCCATTCAAACCAATTTTACTGCTGGTGAGATTACACCTAAATTGGCAGGGCAGATAGATTTTGAAAAATATGCTAATGGTGTTGAGACTATGGAGAATATGGTTGTGCAAACGCAAGGTGGCGCAGATAGGCGTAGTGGTACTCGTTTTGTTTGTGAGGTAAAAGATTCTTCAAAAACTACAAGACTTATTCCTTTTGAATTTAATATAACTCAATCTTATATATTGGAATTTGGAGATCAATATATAAGGTTTTATAAAGATAATGGACAAATAGTAGAAGCAAATAAAACAGTAAGTGCGATAACAAAAGCAAATCCAGCAGTTGTTACAGCAAGTTCTCATGGTTATTCTAATGGAGATCATGTATGGCTTGTTAGTGTTGCTGGTATGACCGAAGTGAATGATAGAAGATATGTTGTTGCAAATAAAACAACGAATACGTTTGAATTATCTGGTGTTGATAGTAGTTCTTATACAACTTATAGTTCTGGCGGTAATGCCCAAAAAGTATATGAAATATCAACAAGCTATACCGAAGCACAAGTATTTGATTTACAATTTGCCCAATCTGCGGATGTTATGTATATTACGCATCCTTTACATGAACCTTCTAAATTAACAAGAACAGCCCATACTACATGGACATTATCAGAAGTAGATTTTCAAACTGGCCCATTTTTGGATGCTAATACAACAGCAACAACGCTAACAACAAGTGCGACAACTGTAGGAACAAGTAGAACCTTAACTGCCTCTGCCACAACAGGGATAAATGGTGGGTCTGGTTGGGCAACTACAGATGTAGGAAGGCTCGTCAAATTAGGAGATGGTTGGGGAAAAATTACAGGAAGAACTAATACAACAGTTGTAACCTGGACTATTGTGGTTGCAGCAACTGGTTCTGGTGGAACAGGTTGGTCATTGGGGGCATGGTCTGATACGGATGGATTTCCTGCTTGTGTTTCATTTTATGAACAACGTCTTGTATTTGCAGGAAGTACAAGTTATCCGCAAACAATATGGGCGAGTGAATCAGGATTATACGAGGAATTTGATGTAGGAGATGCTTCTGCCTCAGATGCTTTTATTTATACGATTGCAGCAAATAAAGTAAACTCTATTAGATGGTTAGCGCCAGCACCTAGAGATTTAATGATAGGTACTGCAGGAGGCGAGTTTCAAGTTAATAGGCCTACAGGTGAGCCATTAAAACCTACTAATGTCCAAATAAAGCAAACAACTACTTATGGATCACATACTACTCCGCCTATTTTAATAGGTAGTACCATTATGTTTTTTCAAAGACAAAAAGCCAGATTAAAAGAATTGGCTTATAACTTTTCTTATGATGCTTATGTAGCGCCTGATATGACTTTACTGGCTGAACATATTACAGGAGATGGTGTTGTAGATGTAGATTATGCCCAAGAGCCTGATTCTGTTTATTGGGCGGTAAGAGAAGATGGTGTTTTATTAGGTATGACTTATCAGCGTGAAGAAGAAGTAGTCGCCTGGCATAGACATTTATTAGGCGGAAAGCAACAGGCTTGTACTGCTACAGTAAGTGATTATGCGAATATTGTAACAGGTAGCACTTTAAAATTTACTAAGTCTGATGGTACAACAGTTACTTTTACATCAACTACAGGGACAGCAGGGACAAACGAATTTAAAACTGAAACTAATAACAACACTACAGCAACTAATTTAAAAAATGCCGTAAATGGCCATGCAGATTTTACTTCAACAGTAGCAAGTGCTGTAGTTACTATCTCAGAGACTACACCTAATGGCACAGGTTTACTTACTGTAGAATCTTCTGATACTGTTAGATTAACTACACAAGATGAAAAATCCTCGGCAGTAAAAAGTGTAGCTAGTATAAACGAGGCTACTGAAAATCAGGTATGGGTTGTAGTGCAAAGATTGATTAATGGTAGTACAGTACAGTATGTAGAGTATATGGATACTACCCTTAATCAGGATAGCGCTTTAGCAGGTACTATTAGTGGTGGCACAACAACGCTGACTTCATTAGACCATTTAGAAGGAGAGACTGTGCAAATTTTAATAGGAGATGCAGTTTTTCCTACACAAAAAGTATCAAGCGGTGCTATTTCAGTAACAATACCAAGTACGTTTGCTAATAGAACAATAGAAATGGGGTTGGGTTATATCTCTACTATTAAAACAATGCGAGTAGAAGCAGGTTCGCAAGCTGGTACTGCACAAGGTAGGAAAAAGAGATACAATGAAGTATTGGTTAGATTATATAAAACAGTAGGTGTAACAATAAATGGAGACCAAATACCTTTTAGATCATCAGCATCAAAGATGGGACAAAATATACCGCAATTTACAGGAGATAAAAGAGTAACTAATCTTGGTTGGGATAGAGAAGGCCAGGTAACAATTAAACAAACACAGCCATTACCCATGACAGTATTAGGGGTAACTGGAACATTAGTAACAAGCGATTAGGAGATAATTATGGGCAGTAAAGCAATCATACCATTAGCTATTGCAGGTGGCGCTTTTTTTGCCAGCCCTACTCTTAGTGCTTCTCTAGGTAAGATGTTTGCCAGCGAGGGATTAAAAAAAGCTATTCCAATTTTAAGTATGGGTGCAAATGTTCTCGGTGGTATATCAGCAGTACAATCACAAAAACACCAGTTTAAGCTTTTGGGCAGAGAAAGAGAGTGGGATGAGTATAATAGAGAAACACTTAGGCTTCAAACAGATACTAATGAGGCTATAAAGGCAAGAAGAAGGATGCAAGAACAAATGGCGTATGCTGGTGCTTCAGGCTTTGCGCCACAAGAAGGAAGTAGCTTAATTAGTTACAGAACAATACTAGATGATTATTATGTAAACAAAAAATTTAATGATCTTAATTATAGAGATGCTGTTGCTAGAGCCTCTATGCAGGCAGCGAGAATTAAACAGGATATAAAGGCAAAAACAACAGCTAGTTTAATGACAGCAGCAAGTGGCGCAGCAAAAGCAGGAACAACATTAATGGATAACTAATATTATGCCTATAACTGTAAAACCTACAAAAGCTATAGCTACTCCTCGAAATTTAAGGGGTGGTGATCCTGGTATTTCTCCAGAAGAAATCTATAAAGCTAAAGATTATTTAGGGCTTGTTACTGAAGCGCCTATAGTAAATAGTGCTTTGGCAATTGGCGGAATTGGTACGGAAGTTGCCCAAATTGTAGCGGAAAAAGCCGAGAAAAAAAGGCTAATAGACTTAGGGAATGAAGTAGCTTTACAATCAGAAGAAGTTAAGGCAGCTTCAGGCCAATCAATGTTAGAGTTTAACGATTTATTAGAGGGCAATGTTGGGTTATCTCCAAATGATAAGAACTATTGGTCTAAAGAAAAACAACAAGTTTATGTAGAGGAGGAAAAGAAGAGGTTAAAAAATCAATATGATGCAATAAAAGACCCTGCTTTAAAAGCAGCGCTAGGGCCTATTTATCATAGCTATTTTTTGACAGGAGGTATAATTGACCAAAAAGCGGATGAAGCTTCTGATGCCTTTGTAAAAAAGAATACTCAAACTTCTATAATGGTAGAAGCTAATAGTATAGTAGGGACTTCTTTTGATCTAAATGATAATAGAAATGATGAAACATTAGAAACTGATTATACAAAAAAGAGTAAAAAATTAGAGGCTTTATTACACAGGGGTACTTTAGCTGATGTTCCTGCCCATGTTTTATTAAGTGTACAACAGAAACAAACAGCAATTTCTGCAGATCATGTATTTTATATGTTAAATAATAGATATAGGGAGGTAGCAGATCCGAAGAAACGTCTTGCTTTAATAAGAAATGATTTAGTTAATCCTTCAAAAGATAGGCCTATAAAATATCCTGATGGGAGCAAGCCTTCATTACAAGTAATTGCATTTTTATCTGATGCTGTAGCGACAAAAATGGAGCTTATAGATGTAGATCAAAACTTGCACAATATAAGACATAGAACAGAGACAGAACAAAATGATGAGACTTATATTCTGAATCTTCTTGCGCCCAGGGTATACACTAGAGATAAAGATGGGAACGTTATAGCAAAAAATATTACATCTCATCAGATTGACCTAGCTAGGGAAAAAAGAAATGCAGATCTGTATCGGCAAGGACAAAGTGTTTTGCACAATAGTAAGGTGGCTAAAAAGCAAACGGCAGGAGCTGCTACGCGTTTAAATGAGATCGAAGCATCTGATATTCACGAAGAGAGATTGGAAGGTCTAACAAGTAATGCTTTTTTACTGTTTAAAAAAAGATTGGACACAAGAAATGGGGACTATTATAACGCTCATGTAAGGATGATAAAAAGTAGGGAGATTAAAAATCAGTATATAAAATATCTTACTCCTGAAGAAGAATATGCCAATCAACATTCTAAGTCGCTTGTTAGACATGAGCGTAGAAGTATGACAGAGAGGTTATTTGATGATATGACTTATGAGGAATATAAATTGCTTGTACGCCAATTAAAAATGCACGTTGATTCAAATATTGAAGGGGAGGAAAAGGAATTTGACCATTTATTTGAAAACTTAAAACTTAGAGATATTTTATATGCAGGGACAGGTCTTAGATTTGGGGATTTGGATGCAACTGGGCTTGTAAATGCAGTTAGCTCTAGGAGAGTACAAGCACAAATACCCCTGATAAAAGAGAAATTTTTAGAATTAACAAACCAGCAGAAAAGTAGAAGTGAGATATCTGAAGCATTGCTGGCTTATGTACGCGAAATAGCACCATCCTCTACTGCGATAAGAAACTCATTAAAATTGAGTAGGTTTTATACAGGGAAAATATCTCGTTCTTCTTCCTGGAGTAGCTTTTTAAGAAAACTTGATGTGGGATTACAAGAACGTTTTGAAGATCAGATGGCTCAAGTTGCTAGAGATTATAAAAAAGGTACTCGAACAAGGTTGGAGAATGAAGAGAAGGTTATTCAGGCTATGCTTAGTGATGTATATTTGTCAATGCCAAAAACTTTTGTTAATGAAGCAGATGCATTAGAAATACTGGAAGAGGCTTATTATAATTCCTTAAATAAATCGCAGTAGGTAGTGCATGGAAACTTTAGAAGAGAAAAAAAGAAAATTTTATTTGAATCAAGGCTATGATACAAAAACGATAGATAATGTATTGGGTACTCGTAAAGAAGGAACTATCATTTTTCCTAGAGCCGATATTCATATAAATCCTAATGAACGCTTTGCGTCTTTTCGTAATAATCCAAGATTGGTAAGCCCTATAAGAAATGGATGGGATGATTATTATACAGAAAGAACAAGACGTACATTAAGTTCTGAGGGTGTTGAACAACAACTGACTTCTGGAAAACAACATCTTAAAGAATGGCAAGAGGAATTAAGACCTTTTAAAGAAGAATTTAATTTTTGGGATTCTTTTTTAGATGGTTTATTTGACCATTCTACCAGCGCTGCGGTTTTAAGGTGGCTTTTTGATAATCCAGTAGAAGCAGATGTAGATGGGACATTAAAAGATTCTGATGAATATCAACTTATAGATGACCAGGGATCTTTGGAACGTCTTGCCGAAGGATTAGGTACTATTGTAGGCGACTTGCCTTTCTTCTGGGTCGGTGGTGCATTGGGAAGTAAAGCCTTTAGACAAGTATTTAAAGGAGCTGAATTATATCTTAATAAGAAAAAACAGATAGATTTAGGTGAGAATCTGGCGTTACTTGCTGCTTCAAAAGCAAAATCTGATAAATATAAACAAGCTACTTTTGTAACGTCTTTACACGCGACTAAAGCTGCTACTGCAGGGATTGTAAATGAATTTACCCGTACTACATTTCATAATGCTCTTAGAAATGGCCATGTTGATAATTTACAAGACTGGTGGGAATTAAATACACAAGAGGCTTTAAAAGAAGGTATTAAGGCAGGTGTTGGATTAGGGGTGGGTATTGGTGCGCCAACTTATGCAAATGTGATGGGTAAAGGCCATTTGGCTCAATTTGCTGCTATGTATATTGCTTTTCTAACTGTTCCTAAAATGCTTGAAAATGATTTTGGCGGAATAACTGATAAAAGACACATGATAGATACTGCTTTGCTTACAGGAGTCTTTAAGGGTATTGATGCAAAAGCAGGTATTAGTGAGAAACAAACTAAAAAGGCTTTTGAGGAATTTATGCGCGAATCTGCCCAAGATCCTATAGGCGGTTTTTATCCTGATCGTTTACAAAATGCTCTTGTACAGGACAAAGCCAGGTTGCAAGAACTTTTTAATATTAGTACAGATACTGTATTTAAAAAAACGAAAGATGATTTTACGCCTGAGTTTAAAAAATTTTTAAGCCGTAGAAAAAAAATAAAAAAAATAAAAAAGAAAGATGTGTCTTATACTCGTCCAGCAATTTTGGATACACCGCGTAAAGTTTTTATAGATGATGCTTATAACTTTATACAGGATGTCTTTGAAAATAAAATCAAGATAGATAAAAAATCTGGGATAACTATAGAGGATATAATTGCAGATGTGCGAAAACTTGAGGCTAAGAAAGAGATAACTCCCTCTGTAGAATTTGCTGAGTTTATAAAAGATGTAAGCCCTGAATATTATGCAAAGTATCAAAAGTCTGTATCAACTGTAAGAATAGATAGAAAAGGCGCTGAAGTTGCTAGAGGAGTTATAAAGTCAGAAAGGACTGAGCCTAAAAGTTTTGAATTTGAATCTAAAGTAATTGATAGGATTTTAGAATTAAAACAAGCAGGAAAGGACATTGATTTAACAATAGATATAAAATGGCCTGTTTTTATGGCGCATAAAAAATTTGATGTCTTAAAAGATGGTAAAGAATTTAAGCCACAAGTTTGGGAACGAATAGAATATCTTAGAGATTTACCTATAGATGTGTTACAAAAAATAAGGGATAAAGGAAAGTTACCTAAAAAACCTCTTGATTTACGAGATTGGATGCCAGGATTTACTATTGCTCTTCAACGAGAAGTAAAAAACTTAAAAGACAACAATGAAATTAGAGAGATTATAGGAGATGAATCTGGCGTTAGCATTATGATTCGTAAGAAGAAAGGTGATGCTATGAGTAAAGTTAGCAGGATTTATATTGAAGGTATAAAACTACCTTTCGGCAAAAATGGAAGATTTTGGTCAGAAGAACTTATAGATGCAGTAACAACTGCTGCATTTGAAATGAGTTTAAGCGGTAAAAAACAATCGGTTGTTATAAATATAAATAATCATTTAGAATTTAGCGCTTTAAAAGAAAGTTTTTCTGCATATCTTAATAGTAAGAACTTTAGGAAATCTCCTGGAAGTGATGAGTATGTGTGGAAACCAAGAATTGAAAAACAAAAAGAATTGTCTCCAGACGTAGAAAGAAGCGTATTGGAACATGGCAGCGATAATATGCCCACACCTAGCGCAAATAAACAATACTATAAAATGCTACAAGAGAAAGGCATATCTAATCTTTTAGATCAGTACGATCCTGTTAAAAGAGCCGTAGATCAAGTGAGGGCTGCAGGTGGATTTGTTGGGAAAGAAGGTGCTAATACTGTTTATGAAATGATGGCTAATGGCATGGGTAATATGGGTAAGGCTTTGGTTGCACTTAATGACGGCATGATAAAATGGGGGGAAGTTGGTATTGAGCCTCGTTTAGCTTTGAAGAAAATTCTTGAGCCTATAAAAACTTGGGCGGAAGATGCGCAATTTCAGACTTATCTTAAATCTTTAAGGAAATTAGAGATAATTGCTAAAGAAGTAACTCCTAAAAGAAAAGCCGAATGGGAAGCACAGAGAACTGCTGCAAGAAATAAGTTAAAAGAATTGAAAAAAACTAAGAGGGCTAAAGAAGAACCAGAAATATTAAAACCCCTTAAAGATAAGATAGCGCAATTAAACGCTAATCTTAGAGGGGCGAAAGCCAAAGTAGATCCGATTTTAGGGCTAACAAAAGCGCAAGCAGAACGTAATATACGACAATTAGAAAACGATAAATTTATTAAAGCGCGTAAAGAATTGGAGGAGTATCAACAAGGTTTGCTTGATTTTATTACAGAAGCTGGTCTTGTAGATGCTGCTACTGCTCGCCTTATGAAAGAGGCTAATAAAAACTATATTCCGCTAAAAAGAGTATTTGAAACAAATGATACAGTTCTTAATAAATGGGGAGTAAAGGTGGTTAAAACGCCTTCTTCTTTGAGGAGATTGGAAGGTAGTGCGCGAGAAGTAATTAATCCTATAGAGTCTATTTATCAAAATACTGTTGTTTTTATTTCATTGGCTGAAAAGAATAGAGTTCTTAAAGCTATGATAGATATGACACAGCAAAATGCAGAGATAAGGGCGCATTTTCCAGAAATTAGTAGAGTAAAGGCTAAGAAAATACACGTATCTGGAGAGGAAATAGCTAAGTTTTTTAAAGTAGATAAAGATCAATTTAAAGCCCAAGAATTGGAAATATATAGAATGTTTATGCCTGATATATTAGGCAAGACTCAAGTAAAAATATTTGTTAATGGTAAGGCTCAATTATGGGAAGTAGGAAAAGATTTTGCCGAGGCTTTACATGGCTATGATACTGCTTTACACGCCAATTATGCTAAAATAATTGGGCTTCCTGCAAGAGGGTTAAGGTTAGGCGCGACAACTGTTCCTGAATTTACTATAAAAAATGTAATTAGAGATACTATATGGGCATCTGTATTTAGTATGAATAATTTTATTCCAGGTATTCATACAATTACAGGCTTTAAAAGTAGGCTAGGTTATAAAAAAGAGTTAGAAAAAAGTTACGATAATATAAGAAAAAGAGGCAATGCTGCTTTTATAGATTTTAGAAGATCTGGAGCAGATCAGGCAATGCTGACAAGTTGGGACAGGGATTATTTTGCGCCTGGAATGTATGATGCTTTGATGGGACGTAAGTTACAGAACCAGCAAACCGATTCTATATATACGCCAGGAATTAATAAGGTTAAAAAAGGTACATGGAATCCTAAAGGGCTTGCTAATTTAGCGAGGTCAATGGCCGAGATAGCTGAAACTGCTACTAGATTAGGCGATTTTAATTTAACTGTTAAAAGGTTAAAACAAATAAGAAAAAGAACAAAGAAGGAAGAACAATTAACAGATCTTGAAATTGTTGAAAGGGCAGGTTTTGAGGCAAGAAGATTAACTTTAGACTTTGCTAGAATGGGATCAAAGATAAAAGCATTAAATCAAATATCAGCTTTTTATAATGCTGGTCTGCAAGGAAAGCTAAAAATGTTTGAAGAATTAACTACATGGGGCAGAGGAGGTGAGGTTTTAACTAAGCCTATGGGTGCGAAATATAAATCAGGGGAATGGGAATTACCTATTGGCAAAGGCAGATATGCAGCCAATTTATTTATGAAGAAGCAGTATTCTAAAAATTTGATGCGCGCTTTTTCATATATCACTTTGCCTTCTTTGATATTACATTGGTTTAATAGGGATGATCCACTCTACCAACAATTACCTAGATGGCAAAAAGAGTTATTTTGGATAGTTATTAATAGAGATGATGATGATCCATCAGACGAAAATGCTTGGATTTTAAGGATACCCAAGCCGTTTGAACTTGGTCTTTTATTTGGAACTGCGCCTGAACATATAATGGATTTTATGCTTGAACATGATAAAACAGGCACAATAGAAAATGGTTTTTCCGAGTTTTTTAGTGAGTTTGGTAAAACTCAGATACAGTCTTTAATACCTATACCTAATATTGTTAGGCCTTTAACTGAGGGAGCATTGAATAGAAACTTATTTATGGATCGCCCAATTATACCTAGACGACATGAAGGGATGTTGGACGAGTATATGTTTGAATCCTATACAAGTAGAACTGCAAGATCATTGAGTAGGGTAGGTTTGGGCAATCCTTTTTCTATAGATCATTGGGTACAGGCTTGGACAGGAAGTTGGGGTAGATATGCTATTGCTGCTTTAGATAAAGGTATAAATTTAATTGATGAAGATTTTAATGAGAAAGCAAGATGGGAAGGCCAACAACATGCTTTTGGTATAGATAAACTTCCTTTTATTAAAGCATTTTTTATACGTAATTCTCCAACATTAAGTATGCAACCCATTACTGATTTTTGGCTAATTAGAGAGAGGTTTCAGCCTTTTTATAAAACCTTGAGAAGATTAAGTAAAACAGCAGCTTATAATGAAAGAGCTATGGATGAAATGTATGAGCTAATGGAACAGGCCGATTCTGAATTTTTATCTTTGGAGGGTGTAATTTCTGATACAACGGAAGCTATAAATAAAGTAAGCGCCCATATTAGATTGATACATTTAAGAGATGATTTAGATGGATATGAAAAAGGGCAGTTAATAGATGATTCTATGCGTAATTTACTAATATATGTTGAAATGGCACAAGACCAAATAGACTTTGTTTATGAAGGAGATATACCTAAAAGCGCTGAAACTTGGACTAGATGGACTGCTCGTAAATTTAGGGAAGAAAGCGATTTACAGAAAGCGATTAGAAAAGGTAGGAAAAGTTATGATAATATAAGAATACGGATAGACGATAGATCTATTGTTACAGAAAAAGATGGTATCGTTTATAATATAAAAAGACCTTACGCTGGATTTGATGAGGGACAAAATGAAGATCCTGTTGAAGATTTTAATAATAGGGAAGAAGAACTTTTACAGGAAAGCAGGCAAACAGATTATTTAGGCGAATAATATGACTATATCAACTACAATTATTAAGAACAGTTATTCTGGAGATGGGAGTGAGGATACTTTTGCTTACGCATTTAAAATATCAGATGATGATGATGTTCAAGTTATTATCAGAACAGCTGCTGGTGCTGAAACAGTAAAAACCAAGACTACACATTACACAGTAAGCGGTGTGGGTGCTGCAACTGGTGGCAATGTTGTATTTACATCTGGCAATATTCCAGCAGCTACAGAAACTGTTGTGCTTAGACGTTCTACTACACAAACACAGGCAGTTGATTTAGTCGAGAATGATCCTTTTACAGCAGATAGTGTTGAAGGCGCATTTGATAAGAATTTATCTATAGCCCAAGAATTACAAGAACAATTAGATCGGTCTTTTAAAGTCTCAAGAACCAATACAATTACTTCAGCAGAATTTACAGAATTAGCTGCTGATAGAGCAAGTAAGACGTTGGGTTTTGATTCTAGCGGAGACTTGACCACAGTTGCAGATTTTCTTCCTGCAGGCGGTGATAGTGGCGCATTTAAGTTTTCTACAACTACAACAGACTCTGATCCTGGCAGCGGTTATGTTCGTCTTAATAACTCAACAATAGCTTCTGCTACTATTATGTATGTAGATGATTTGGATTCTAGTGGTTCGGATGTTTCTGCATGGGTGCAATCTTTTGATGATGTTACATCTAATCCAACTAATCGTGGTCGTTTAAGAATATCAAAAGCAAATAGTTTAGCTATTTGGGCATCATTTCGCGTTAATGGCGCTATAACAGATGCCAGCGGATATACTAAAATACCTTTAACTTATATAGATGGTGCAGGTTCATTAGCTGCAGATGATACTATTTTTATATCTTTTACAGCTAGTGGTGAAGATGGTGCATCACCTGGCTATCTTTATACTTTTGATACAGGAACATCAGATACTGATCCTGGCTCTGGAGAAATTGCTTTTAATAATGGTACTTATGCGAGTGTTACAGCTATTTATATAGATGATAATGATGCTAATGGTGTTAGCACTTCTGCTGATGTTTTAACTTGGGATGATAGCACTTCAACAATTAAAGCGATATTGCATATTGTTGATGTTAATGACCAAACTACTTATGCAAGATTTAAGATTACAGGTGCTTCTACAGATGCTAGTGGCTACAATAAATTGGCTGTTGCCCATTTAGCAAGTAGCAATACTTTCTCTGCAGCAGATACCTTATCTGTACATTGGACAAGAAGTGGGAATACAGGAGATACTGGTTCTACAGGATCAACTGGTTCTACTGGTTCTACAGGTTCTACTGGTGCTTCAGGTACAAACTCTCAATTATCAATGACTTGGGAAAGCACAACATCTGATGCAGACCCCGGTGCAGGTAAAATAGCTTTTAATAATGCAACATTATCTAGCGTTTCTATTTTATATGTAGATGATGCGGATGATGCTAGTGCTGATATATCTGCTTATGTTCAATCTTGGGATGATGTTTCAAACTCAACAGCAAGAGGAATAGTAACTGTTGTCAAAGAAGGTACAGCTTCTACTTATGCTGTATTTAAAGTAAGTGGTGCAGTAACTGATGCGAGTGGTTATACCAAAGTACCAGTAACTCATGTTGTGAGTGCAGG